TCTATATTAGCCACTACCGCAAGCGTTCCTGTTAGTGCAACGTTGTCAGTACTGACAGCATCATATGCACCTACAGCATTGAATACGCCTGCTAGTGGTCCAGCAGGAACAAATCAAACAGCAGAATTATGTGGACCAAGTACCGTATCTGGTTCGGCGGGTGTACAAGGACCAACGGGGTCGAAAGGAACAGATAATGTCACTTGCCCAGCTGGAACTATTGAATGTACTAGTTTAAATCAATACTTACCACAATTAAACTTATTGCGACCATCGGGTTCACAATTCATTAAGGTATGCATGCAAATTCCACCAGGATGTACGTCTGAAAATGCAGTATGTCCAGACTATTTACCTAGTGGGTCTGTATCATCAACTTATCCAAGTATCCCTTGACAAATAATAAAATATATTGTATATTTCATTAAACTTTAACCGAAGGTAAATTATGACAAATACGGTTCCCGCACCATTAGCACTACGAAATTTAATTGAAAGTAATAATCAATTATTAAAAATCTACCAATCAGAGCTGACTGCTAAGGTCGCACAAGCCAACGAAGAAATGATGAGAATGTTAAATCTTAATCCAGAAGATGGTTGGAGATTAGACCTAGAGACATTTACTTATGTCAAGGTCGAACAAACAAATGATACATCAGTCAGCTGAACAAGCAATACTGACATTCGGAAAGTTTAAAGGTTATTCACTCGCTCACGTATACTACAACAATCAGTCATACCTTCAATGGATGACACAAACCGTTGGGATACCTGAAGTCTGGAAAGAAGCGGCAACATTGACGCTCAAAGGTGAGGATATTTCCCACCTGAAGATTGCAAAGACAAACAATCCGACTTCCACATTCACACCACAAGTATCGACAGATACCGCAGTTTCTATTCACTTAAAGGATAGTAAAACTGCGGTGGTTGTCATGCCGTATAATCCTAACTTAATGGCGAAGTTCAAGTACGAAGTGGACGGACGTAAATGGAATGGAGAAGAGAAGTGGTGGGAATTTCCTGCGGTTCACCTTCCGAAAGCTTTCAACGTCTTTGGGGAGCAAAATATTAAATGTGATGACAAAGTACTCAATATGTTGAGTAAATTGCGTGACCGTAGAGAGGACTTAGACGAGATTCGGGTTAAGGAAGATGTGGACTTCTCAATTGATGGCATGCAACTTCAACTCTACCCATACCAGAAAGTCGGGGTCAAGTTCGTGGAACGAGCCGATGGTCGGTGTCTTATCGCGGATGCGCCTGGTTTGGGTAAGACCGCTCAAGCTATTGGATTCGCACAACATAAGAATCTTAAGACCATTATCGTCTGCCCACTCTCTGTGGTGGTAAACTGGCAACGTGAAATTAAAAAGTTCACTGGTAAGGATTCTACTATTTGGGATAGTAAGAGTTATGATGGGAAGTTAAAGAACCAATTCCACATCGTTCATTATGACGCCGTGGGTAAGGTAGTTGGTGACTTACGGAAGCAAGAGTTCGACCTATTGGTATGTGACGAAGCAACTTATCTCAAAAACAGACAAACCATCAGAGCAAAGAGTATCTTAGGGTCATATAAGGAACGACGAAAATATCCAGGCATCAAAACGAAGTACTGTATCTTCCTCACAGGCACACCAGTGATGTCTCGTCCTATAGAAGCGTTTGCTTTGTTGAACTTCCTCGACAAAGAACGTTTCAACAACTTTTTCCATTTCACCCAAAGGTACGGGGGATGGAAAGGTGAGGCTCCTCGTAATCTCCAAGACCTCCACGACCGTACAAAAGATTTGGTCATCCGCCGTAAGAAAGAACAAATCTTGACGGAACTTCCTGCGAAGCAACGAAATGATTTGTACGTGGAATTGACGAAGGACGAACAGAAGCAATATAAAGAAATGTTACGAGAAGTCTTTGGTCGGTGGAAGGTAGAGAAGCCCACCATTGGTCATATGCCGAAAATCCAAGAGTTCTTGATTGAAAAGAAGATGCCACGATTGGTAGAAATGGTTGATGAATTCTTAGATAACGATAAACCCATTCTTATCTTCAGTAATTATATTGCTCCACTGAAGTTCTTAGAAGAACATTATGGGCAGAAATCGGCCATACTGACAGGTGAAATGAATAGTAAGGAACGTCAGAAGTCTATTGACCGTTTGACAAGTGGGGAAGCCAAGGTCGGTCTGTTCAGTCTGTTAGCGGCAGGTATGGGTATTGACGGGTTACAGAAACAAATAGATACAGTCGTATTCTTGAATTGTGATTGGGTTCCCGCAAACCACGAACAAGCAGAGGACCGTACCCATCGTATCGGTCAAAAGAGTCAGGTCCAAGTTTATTATATGTTATGTGCCGATACGATTGACGAATATATGCGGGATATCCTCAAAGAGAAACAAAAGGTCGCAGATTTGGTGGTGGACGGAGCATTGGTCACACCAGAACGTTCTAAATCGTATTTTAAGGAATTTGTGTCCAAAATTAGTCAGGTTTATAGGGAAGATATTTCCACCAAAAACGTAGACGATTGATATTTATAAAGGTATAAAACTAACCAGTTTAAGGAGTTATTTATGGCAGAGTACAATTTCCCGACAGAAACGATAGACTTGCCCAGTGGTGGGAAGTTCTATCCAGAGGGAAGTCCGTTACGGAGTGGAAAGGTTGATGTCAAGTATATGACCGCAAAGGAAGAAGATATCTTGACCTCAACCAACCTTATCCAAAAAGGGACGGTTATTGATAAGTTGATGGAAAGTTTAATTGTCACACCTGGTGTAAAACCCGATGATTTATTGATTGGGGATTTAAATGCAGTAATGGTTGCGGCTCGTATCTTAGCTTACGGTAAGGATTATCCAATTGAATTAGGATGTGGAAACTGTGGAAAGAAATTCGAACACGTAGTTGACTTATCTGGATTGTCAACGATTGATGTTACGGATGAATTAATCAACGGTGAACATGAAATAGACCTACCAACTGGTACCAAGGTTACCTTTAAGTTATTGACCAGAGCAGATGAAAAAGAAATTATGAATGAAGTGAACGCAACAAAGAAGATTGGTACTGGTGTCGATAATGAAGCAACTACACGATTAAAGTACATTGTCACTTCATTTAATGGAAACCGTGACCGCAAGACTGTACGGGAATTTGCAGAAGCAATGATTATTCGTGATGTTCGTGCATTACGAGAAGCATATAGAAAGGTTTCACCTGATGTGAATTTTGAATTAAATGTTGTATGTCCAAGCTGTGATACGGCAATTAAAGCGAGGATGCCCTTTGGGGCAAACTTTTTTTGGCCTGACATCCGAGCATAAAGTCGATATTCACAAAACGTTGTTTACAATGGCGTATTATAGTAATGGAGCATTTAATTTTGACCAAGTTTATAATATGCCGGTCTATCTTCGTAATTTCCATTTGAGACAATTGGAAGACGTAAAAAAGAAAGAAGCAGAACAAGTTAAACAGGCACAAGCGCGAAGTAAACCTTCAAAGAGATAATGTATGGCAGAAGATTTCTCCGATTTAAAATCTTTAGCAGAGTTAGCAGTAGAGTATTTAAACCTATTGGTTGATACTACTAAAGATTTAATTACTGCTCAAAAAGAAACTAATGAAGCAATCAAATCAAATACTGCTGCCACCCAAGAATCGACAAAAGAAAAGAAGAAAGAAACTGACGAAACAAAAAAGTCATCCCAAGCATTAAAAGACTTAAAAGATAAATCTCTTTCATTAGGAAAAGAACTTCTTAATATTGCAAACGCAGGTGTCAAGTTTGGTACTGCGGTGGGCACTACCGCAACCCGTGGTGTCCAACTTGAAATCCAAAATAGACTAGCAGTTGCTTCACAGTTAGCTAACTTCAATGCAAATCTAGCAGTTACAGTTGAACAACTAAAGGCAGCACAAACTGGATTCAGTGATGTGTTTATTGGTGCTGCAGCGGGTATGCAATTAAGTTCAAAGGGAAGTGTAGAGTTTGTTAGAAGTTTGAAGGAAGGATTTGGTGCAGAATTTGAACCAACCGCAGAAACATTCCGTACACTAACTCAATTAGGTATTTCCACCACAGAACAATTTAATGCACTTCGTGTAGCATCGGGAAGAGCTGGATTATCTGCTAGCCAATTATCGACTCTTTATAACAAGAATCAATTATCATTCCTTTTATACGGAAATAGTTTTGCGAAAGCAGCCGTTAATGCGGAACGTCTTGGAGTAAATCTTGCAAGTATCCAAGCTGCACAAGAAGGATTGGTCACAAATCTTGATGGAACCATCGATACCGTTGCACAAATTAATCAATTAGGTGGTCAAATAGACTTTGGTAACTTAATAAGAGTTGCAGAAACTGAAGGTCCAGCTGCCTTGATGGCATATGTCCGTGCTACTGTTCCTGCGAACTTGATGCAAAGTGCTAGTACCCGTGCACTCTTTAAACAATTAGGTATTTCTGTTGAAGATTATATTAAGTCCGGTGGTGAACAAGTTAGTGCGGCAGACGCTATAGAAGCAAAAATGACAGAAGCAGCGACCGCTACAGGAAAAACAACAAAAACTCTTGGAGAGCTTGGTGGTATAGCAAGTAAATTATCTTCTGGTTTAATGGGGTCATTTGGAGGATTAGCTATTGCAGCGTATGCAGCCGCCGCAGCTTTAATAAAAGTAGCTGCATCTGGTGCTATGCAAGCAACTTTACTTAAGGGACTAGGTGGAGTAGCGGGTGGTGCTATCGGTATGGGAGTTGGTACTGCATTGGGCACCGCTGCAGGTGGTACGACTACCGGAAGTTTAACTGGTAGTGTTATTGGGTCTATATTAGGTGGTATAGCTGGGTCATTTATTCCAGGCGGTACTCTGATTGGAGCAAGTATAGGTGGTTCGTTGGGTGGATATTTTGGTGGATTAGCAACAACACCAGCAAACGATATGTATTCCGCTGGATATGGTAGTCGTACATTAGTCACCCCAAAAGGAGCATTCGCTCTCAATAATGCAGATGATATTATCGCTGGTACTAATCTGTTCCCGAAGGGGTCGCTTAGAGCTGGGGCAGATAACTCAGATTTAGTCAGAAAGGTGGATAATTTAATTACCGCGTTGTCAAATGCAACTACCACAATTAATGTCGGTGGTAATATGCAAACGGTTCCTCGCTTACAATTGGTTGGTGTGTACTCCCGCAACGAAGTGAGATAACATATGGCAACGTTGAAAGATTTATTTGAAGAAAAATCCCAAGACATCTACAAGAGATTTTCGCCAAGTAGTGACCAATTAATTGTGGTCAAGCCAGATACCGATGGAGTGTTTGGAAGTAATAGTCGTATTAAAAATGACAATCGGTCAGTCCCAACCGTATCGGTATTACGAGATACTCGTCGAGTCAGTAAGTTTTTAACGTCACCAGAAGGTGTATTATTTACTACTAAACAAGCATTACTACAAACTGGAAATACATTCCTCAATACTAAATTATACAATCCACTATCTCCCGCTTTAAATGCTGTTCCGTTCTTACACATAAGACGAAATATACCAACGAATACATTAGTACCTTCACCATCTGGATTATTACAAACGACCACCGTTAATACCGTTGCGAGTCGATTTAACACTATAGGTGAATTACAAGCACTCACTACGGGTCAACGTAGGTTGTTACCTACAATTGGTAGTTTGGCAAAAAACTATTTGGTAACTCAATTAAAAAATGCTGCCAATTCTATTATTCCATTACCTCAATTTTACACTACCTCTCGTCCAGAATACAAAGCATTTGAAAAGGGAATTCGTATATTTCCAGCCCAACCATTAAGTCAACGTGGAATTGTACGAACAAATGTAACTGCCACACTTGTAAATGTAATTGCATCAAGAGTGACCACCAGATTAGTCGCATCCACAACATCTGCGCTAAATAGACTTGTACCAAGAAATTTAAGAAATACGGTTCCTCCTGTTCCAAACGTACCTATCCCAGCATCAGACTTTACGTTTGAACAAAAAGCACAACAATTTAAGGATAGTTTTACGAAGAACAATAGAACATCACGATTCAAGAGTAAATATTTTAGCGAAGCAGAAAATCCAACCGAAACACAATTTGATACTGGAATTGTTCAAGCAAGAAAAGATCCTGTAGTTGGTTATACCACATTAAAGGATCCGTATAATATAGCAGAGTTTCAAAGTAACGAAAATAATTTTGATGCAGCAGGGAACTTAGTCGGTGATAAACTAAATTATGCAAATATTACTAAACCACAAAAAGAAAAGTCAGATATTGTAAAGTTTACATTCCGTGATGCAACAGATGCAAACAGTAATCCTGTACACTTTAGAGCATTAATATCAAGTATAAAGGAATCAATTAAACCAGAATTTACTGAACAACGATATGTGGGTCGTACCGAACGATTCGTAACATATGGTGGGGCAAAACGTGGATTAAGTTTATCATTTAATATTGTGGCATTTTCTGACGGTGAACTTGACGGGATGTGGACTAAGGTAAATTATCTTACTGGTTTGGCATTTCCAAAGGGTGTGCAGAATGGATTTATGACTCCACCACTATTTAAATTTACTATCGGTGGATTATATGATAACCAACCGTGTTATATTGAATCTTTAGACTATGATTTCTTAGATGAATCAATTACATTTGATATTGACAGAGAAGTACCATTTGCAATCAATGTAAATATGCAACTCAGTATCCTTGAAAAGCGTAGTAAGTTCCACGATAGTCCATTCTATAAGATTACAGAAGATGCTGAACAGATTATCAGAGAACGTAGAAATGCAAGAAATCAGTTAGAAGAAATTAGAAGATTTAACCAAACTCCTTAAGGATAACTTAAATGGAACGATATACTACACCACCACAAGTGGATACGACAAAAAAGATTCCATATTATACTACGGTGTTGCCTACGTCAATTCCGTCTGAGGACATTCCATTCTATTATGTTGTGCAAGATGGTGACCGATTGGACACGTTATCATATAAGTTTTACAACACTACAGAAAACTGGTGGGTACTTGCCAAAGCGAACAATTTAGCAAACGGTAGTATGGCAGTACCTATCGGAACCAGACTTTTTATTCCGAATATTTAATATGGCAATACGCTTTAAATCTGCACCAGTATATCCACCTAGTGGTGTCTTAAATATTACCAGTGGATTTGGTAAACGAACAATAGATGATGCTATCGAACCACATAATGCAGTGGACATTGCTGCTCCGGTCGGTACTCCAATACATGCGGTGGCGGATGGTACCGTATTCAGATTAGTAAATAATGCAACATGCGGTGTTGGGATTGTGTTATTACACGATGAAGTAGATGTAGAAGGTGTGACTAATTATGGTCGTAAACCACGATTTACAACATCTGTTTGTCATATGCAAGCAGGTTCCCCACAAGAATTTAATATTACTGTAGGATCTAAGGTAATCGCTCAACAAGTAGTTGGTCGAGTAGGAATGACAGGACGAACATTCGGTCCACATTTACATTTTATACTTAAGAAAGTTAACAGAGATCCAGATGTTGGGGATAAGGAAATAGGCGAAGAAGGAACTATTCTTCAAATTACAGATACGGCTATAGACCCGTTGCCTTACCTAACGGCTGTGGCAAATGTATCTTATAACAGTTCAACTAATTCTACTAGACCTACTAGACCAGTACAACAAGTACCACCGTCCCGAGCTGCTATCAGTCCATATATTGAAGCGTTAGAATCATTTCATCCAAAAATTCAATATGAATTAACCAGACGTAGAATATCATCGGAAACGGCAAATACTTATATGCCGTTTGTAAAGCTTACATCGTTGTCGCAAGTACCAAAACAATTATTAGATGGTACTGCATTGAATAATTTACCTGATAGTGAAACATTAGCTTATTGCCCTTCGCTTGGTATACACGGATTAAACGATGTGTCGTTTGAAGATATTTACTTGACGCGAGATAATAATAGAAGTACGGTGGCATATGGTATTAGTCAAGACGGTAGCAGAACAATACCAATCCTTGTTGCAAATGCATCAAAAGATGCAAAGAATATTCCAATTCCCGGCATCACTCAAGTAAATGTAGAACGTAGTACTGCGGGCCCAATGGGCGTTCGCGGTGGCTTAATGAAAGCAGATTTAAAGATAGTCGCCTACTCCGTTGGACAAGTAGATGCATTACTTAGATATTTCTTACGTCCTGCTACAAGAGTGGTTCTTGAATTGGGTCGTACCTCATCTAGCCCAAATGAAATAAAAATTACACCTTTTGATTGGAAAAAAGCAGTTAAAGGAGAGTTAGGATATAAAAAGAATAATAGTGAAATTAAATTAAACATTAAAGAATATTTTACTTCCCTTATCAAAGACGAAGATCATCAAAAGGATTTTATTAAACAATATGTTTACAACAATTATGGAAACTACGAAATCTTTATCGGGTATGTAGTAAAATTCAATCTAAAATATAACAAGAATAATATATTTGAAATAGATTTAACAATACATTCTGTTCAACAATTTGAAGTACCTACTAAACACACCGCAGTACAATCTACCTGCCCATCGCCAGTATCAGCATGTAAAGTAATAGATATTCAAGAATATTTTAATGATGTATACAACTGGAAGGCGAATCATTTTACCAAGTTAATATCGTATTATAGAAATATACAAACCGGACCTGATAGTGTTTGGTCCGACCAGATTGTTCCGATAAAAAATGATCAAAGTGAACAAAGAACTGCTGGTGCTGCAAGTACTAATGCTGGTACTAGAGAGAATGAATATTTTGTGTCGTGGAGATTTTTCGTAGAAAAAATTCTCAATGATAGAGTTCTTGGAATCGCAAGCATGTTGGGTGATAATAGAGAAGCATTGGCACAATTAGCATTGTTACGTCCCACAAGAGAAGTAACTGGATCGTTAGCGGAATCTGGATTGTTTGCAAATCAAGTCGGATATCATCCAAGTTTACGGTCAATTAATCCAGGCGTTATGCTTATCCGTAATCCTATTGCACAATCCCAATATATCAACTCAGATGATGATGTTATATTTGCAAGTTTAACAAATGCTGCTGCGTCGGGAAGTTCGGCAATAAGTCAAGCATTTAGAGATTCTACACTAGAACGTAGACTTGAACAAGCATTAAATCCATTTGAAAATGTAATAGGGCCATCGGTTGAATCGGGCGCTTCGTATTTAACCAGAGGTATATGGATTAACACTAGTGCAATCAAACAAGCGTTTACTTCTACCGATACAGTTTCTTCTGGTATCAATTCATTATTGAGTATGATGAATTCAGCAACAGAAGGGTATTGGAATCTTCAATTATATTCTACGGATGTTAAAAATCCAGGTATGCACGTAATTGATATGGGATTATCAAAAACACCAAAGTTAGTTTCTGTAGATACGGAAGATGCCGATACAACCAACATTTTAAATAGTATAAGTGGTGTAAATATTAACAGATATTATGAAGGGTCTGAAGATAATCCAAAGTATATTTATATGTTCAATCGTGGTACCAAAATTCTTAATGATGGTGAACTTGGCAGCGATTTAATAGATTTAAATGTAGAATTCAATATGCCACAAGTAGTGGCAGTACAGGCAATTGCAAACATTGGTGGTCCGGCGCAAAAAGGATTATTAAACACGATTGATGTGAAGGAACTTCAACAACTTTCATTAATACAGGGATTATATACCCCATGTGGTAATGATGATGGTAACGGTAATTGTCAGAGTGACGAACTCCAACGTTTAGACAGACGATTGGCAGACGCAGTAGAACAAGAAAGATTGGCAAGGGAAGAGGATGCTAGACAGGGTGTACAAGGTAATCTACAATTTACAGGTGAAACTTTTGTAAACGTTGGTCCATCGGAAAGAACTGTTAGTGCACAAAGAAACGTTGCATCAATACAATTAGAACGTGATATTGTTACTTCGACTCAATTCAATCCAAATCTAGTTGGAACATTACGAGAGTATGCGGATTTGGGTACCGCACTACAGTTAATGGAAATTAATCCTGCACGTATGATGAAAAGATTGAATTTAGATTCAACCGCAGCAGAGGAAGGTAGAACTCCTTCAAAAGCACACGCATTTAACAGTTCTAATCTTACAAAAACTATTGTCGATGTTACACTACCTGGTATTGGTGGTATTAACCTATTCCAATCATTTTTAGTTGACCGTATACCATCTATTATTGACCGTGGATTTTATGTCGTAACAAAAATCACACACGAATTTAGTTCACAAAATGGATGGATTACCAAGATACAAGGACGCTTTAGATATAGACCAAAAGCAGCAGAATCCAGAGCACCGACATCACCATCAACGGGTACCGCAGGTACATCGGGTGCGTCTGGTACCTCTGGTAGAGTAGCATCAACTCCTACCACCCGTCCATCGGTTACTTCACGTTCGGCAAACCCAGCGAATGCTCCGATGAGAAATACAACCGTAAATAATCGCCCCTCAAGTTTTGACGCGTTCCGTAATCCATTCGGACGATAAATATGACAACACCATATAGTACTCGCCCAAAAATAACTCAAGTTGATGTACGTAGCGGATTTGTTACCCGGTATTTTGTAAGGCATATTTCTACTAAGTTGATAACTGAAGTAGATAAAAAGCAGTATGAAGCGTTCAAGACAAACGTATTATATGAACGTGTAGAATTTCCTTGGGTTATCACGGGGTTTGCAAATGATACACTATCATCGGATGGTACAATTATCTATGGAGCAAAACATAAGAATACAGTGACCGCAGTATTTTATGACAAAAACATGCCCGGGTTAACTAGATTATTGTCTAATCCATTAGAAGGATTTCAAGGGGTTGACAATAGAGTGGATTGATAGTATATTTAAATTATAATATATTATTGAGGAACCAATGGTTATTACGACACAAGCAGAACTAGAATATTTGACCAACCGCCTTCGGGGTGAGACTACTTATGTCTATCCCGTGGCGGTTGACGCATTTCTACACTCTTCACAGAATCGTGTTGCTTTACTCCATTTCCTCTTTGATGATGGAACCTCGTATACTGTGTCGGTCAATCATCCCGATGCCCCACACTTTCAGATGGACCTGAGTGATGCATATAAGTTGGTCACCCTTCATAAAAAAGAATTACAACAACTGACTAATGCAAAGAATGTAGTTGACTTGGCATCGTTGATACATTTGAATGGGGATGTGATTCCGTTGTATCGGGAATACTACACGATGGCGATGCACCAGATTAAGAGCCAGTTCAAGTTCAAGAATCTCCATTACAGTATCCCGTTGACTTCGTGGATAGAAACCGCAGAGGCGTTCTTACAACACTGTAAGCATATGTACGACCGATGCCAGTCCACGGAACAGACATCTGCGTTTGAATTCATTAATCAGATTACCATTCCTACGTTGACCAAGATTGAGCAAGCAGGACTCTGGACTACTGACAATCAGTTCGTGTATTCTGATTATAACATCTACACTTCTACAGGTCGTCCGAGTAATGCGTTTGGTGGAATCAACTTTGCCGCTCTCAATAAGAACGATGGTACCCGTGAGAAGTTCGTCAGTCGGTTTGGGGAGAATGGTACTCTTGTCCAGTTTGACTATGAGGCATTCCATCTTCGTCTTGCGGCTGACCTTATCGGATATAAACTCCCAGAAAGTTCCGTTCACGAATTCCTTGCCAAACAGTATTATGGGACAGATAATATTACCGAAGAACAATATGAAGAATCCAAGTCCCGCACGTTCGGATTGATGTATGGATATAGTGACGATACAGGTGGTGTAGAGTTCTTCCAAAAGCTCAAGGAGTACTCGTCTGATTTGTGGGAGAAATACCGTCAGAATGGATTTGTATTGTCAGGAACGGGTCGCAAAGTGACTGTATTTGACCCCACCAGTAATAAGGTGTTTAACTATATGATGCAGTTGACGGAGACTGAAGAAGCGATTGCCAGAGTAAACGGAGTTTGCCAGTATTTGGATATGTTCAAATCCAAGGTCATTCTGTATACTTATGACGCTATTCTACTGGATGTCCACAACGATGAATTGGATATTATGGGGAATGTCGCAGAAAAACTCAGTAAAGGTGGATATCCTGTCCGTCAATATCGTGGTCACAATTATAACCAAATTTCTCTATACAAAATATAATTTATTGAATACATTTTGATACTTATAAGAAGTCGGTTAACAGTCTTATGAGTACTATATGAACGAAACTCAATTGTTATGCACGTTTATAGCAGCTGATAAGTTGGATGAAAATGTAAATCTTATTAAGAATTCTTATACACTAGCGTTCAACAACGTGTATGTTCTTGAAAATATTGATGACCCAAATCAACTTATATTAACATATAATATCGTAGTGGGTTCATTAAAAGAACATTACGCACCACCAGCTTCCACTATATCCGTACACAGAAAGAAGCAAACAAATACAATATATACGATTAATGCATTAAACGCATTAATAGCAAGTAAAAATGGTGGTAAAATAGATAAGTCCTATAAGATTGATTGGGATGAATTAAAGAATTCTATTTTAGTTACCGCACATGGTCAATTAAAAATAGTTAAAACCAAAATAAAAGAAATATTAAACTTTTAGTAAGTAGGGACTTGACAAACTAAACAAAGCGTGGTATACTTCTTCCTACTTGGGGTATATCACAATAAACACCCTTAAACATTTTAAACGAGGTAAACAGTATGGCGCTAGACATCAATGCACTAAAGAGTAAGCTTAACAGTTTCAAGCGAGTTGGCGGTGGGGACCGCGATACCGCTATCTGGAAGCCGAAGGAAGGAAAGACAGTCATCCGTATCGTTCCGTGGAAGGACAACCCCGAGAATCCCTTTATCGAACTCTACTTCCACTATTTGGGCAATAAGACCCATCTCTCACCACTTTCATATGGCAACCGTGACCCGATTGCGGAGTTTGCTGACGCACTGAAGTCAGACCAGACCCGTGACCCGAAGGAGCGTTATGCCGAGGCTCGTCCGTTCATGCCGAAGCTCCGTACCTATATCCCTGTCATCGTTCGTGGTGAAGAGGACAAGGGCGTTCGTTTCTATTCGTTCGGTAAGACGGTCTATCAAGAGCTTCTTTCGTACATCTCTGACCCTGACTACGGTGATATCACCGATGCCAAGACTGGTCGTGACATCGTAGTTGAGTATATTCCGAAGGAAAAGAGCGATACCAACTTCGCCAAGACTTCGGTGAAGGTCAAGCCAGCTCAGACTCCGCTTTCGTCTGACCCAGCTCAAATGAAGTTGTGGATGACGGAACAGCCGGATATCAAGGAGCTTTATTCTGAGCCAACCTACAATGAGCTGAAGGTCGTACTTGAAAAGTATCTCGACCCCGATAATTCAGTCATCACTCCAGCCCGTGAGGCTGAGGAACCTAAGGCGGTGACCGCTACCGCCGCAGCTCCGAAGGAGAACGTCAAGAACGCTGTTGATGCGTTTGACGAGTTGTTCAACGATTAATTAACCAAAGACACGCTGTGTGCTAGGTAGCCTCAGAACTACCTAGCGCCTGCGTGTTTTGTTACATAAGGTACATATTATGCCACCAAAGAAAGCTGCTATCGCAGAAGATGTAAAAGCAAAAAAGAAGCCAGTCCCATCGGCAGACCGCGATGAACTGGCACAAGTTATCGCAGATAGCTTGAACAAGTTATACAAGGATGGGCAAGTCGCTTATTTCTTGGATGGTCAAGAGGAAACCCCGACTGATTTGACAGATTTTATTTCGACGGGAAATACAATGTTGGATATCGCAATCAGTAATCGTCCGTATGGTGGAATCGCCGCTGGTCGTATTACTGAGTTGACTGGATTGGAAGCATCTGGTAAGTCACTCGTCGGTGCGTCACTTATCGCAACCACACAGAAGCGTGGTGGTGTTGCGGTTCTGATTGATACCGAAAATGCAGTGAACGATGAGTTCTTCTCCGCAGTTGGTGTGGATATGAAGAAGCTCGTATATGTCCAACACGATACCGTTGAAGATATTTTCGATTCTATTGTCAACATAATTGAGAAGGTTCGTGCCTCTGGGAAGAAGGATAAGTTGGTCACGATTGTGGTTGACTCCGTTGCCGCCGCTTCTACTAAGACAGAAATGGCAGCAGACTTCAATAAGGATGGTTACGCAACTGCGAAGTCCATCATTATCAGTAAGGCAATGAGAAAGATTACGAACCTTCTTGGTCGTGAGAAGATTGCACTTGTATTTACGAACCAACTCCGTTTGAAGATGAACGCTCCTGCGTTCTCTGACCCATACACTACGTCTGGTGGTAAGGCAATCGGATTCCACGCTTCAACTCGTATCCGTCTGTCACAAGTCGGTAAGTTGAAGGATTCGGCTGGAAATATTATTGGTATCACCACGAAGGCGGTTATCACCAAGAATCGTTTGGGTCCGCCGTATCGTGAAGCTGAATTCAACATTTACTTCAATCGTGGTATTGATGACTACAGCAGTTGGTTGGATGTGTTGAAGGAGAACGGCATCGTCAAGCAATCTGGTGCATGGTATTCCTATGAGGACGAGAAGTTCCAATCAAAGGAATTTCCAGCCTTCCTCGAAGCCGACCAAGAACGTAAGAGTACGTTGTATGACAAGATTTGTGAAGCACTTATTATGAAGTATGAGAAGGACTTCGACCCATCTGCGGTTAACAAGGAAGCTGCAGAGGATGAGGACGAAGTATCACCATCCAAAAAGCAACTACTAAATGACTGATTTATTGAAGGTGTTTGATAGTATGCAGTTTGACAATAAGGACATTGGGTATAATTCCCGTGTCCTTATTGTTGACGCACTCAACACATTTATGCGGAGTTATGCCGCTATTCCCACATTAGATGAAGATGGTAATCATATTGGGGGAATGGCTGGATTTATGAAATCTTTGGGGTTTGCTATTCGTAGTTTCAAACCTACCAGAGTCGTACTCGTATTTGATGGAAAGGGTGGGTCACAACGTAGACGGAAGATTTATAAAGAATATAAGGCAAATCGGAAACCACCGACTCGTCTGAATCGTTCCTATGATATGACTACGGATGAACAAGAACGGGAGAATATGAAGTGGCAGTTGGTGTCACTTGTAGAAATGGTGGAATGTTTACCAGTTTCTATTCTTGCGTTGGACAATATCGAAGCAGACGATACTATCGCATACTTCTCAGAGTTGGTCACCAAGAATGGTGGTACCAGTATCATTTATTCTACGGATAAAGATTTCTTACAGATGGTAAGTGATAGCGTTAAGCTATACAATCCAGTCAAGAAGAAAACATTTGATATAGATATTGTAATGGAAACATATGGTGTTCACCCATCCAACTTTGTATTCTATCGTTCATTACTTGGTGACAAGAGTGACAATATTGATGGAATCAAGGGTGCTGGTGAGAAAACTGTATTAAAGTATATTCCAGAATTGGCTGACCCAAATATTGAGGTCAATTTGGATTTAATTGAACAGAAATATGCTGATATTAAAAAGAAGCCAAAGCTGGTAGAAAATATACTGGATAATACCAGTATAGTAAATAGAAATTTGCAATTAATGAATTTGCACGATGTGGATATTAATATTGATGCAAAGATGAAAATATTACATAAATACGAAGAAGGATGCCCTCCAATTCGGAAGTCGGACTTGACAAGACTGATGTTTCGTACTAATATTATTAGTAGTATTCAGAATTATGATGAATGGATAACATTTACTTTTACGCCTTTAGCGAGATATCATGGTAGACCATAAGAATTACGACAAGAATGTAGATACGTTGGCAAAATTCGGACCTAGTTTCCAAGCGAAAGCTGTGGCGGCTATGTTGAACTCTCCTGATTTCCTTGCTCAATCCTATGACGTTATCAATCCAAACTTCTTTGAGTTGGATGCGAATCAGTGGATTGTTGCGACTACGTTAGAATATTTTGACGAGTATAAGACATTACCTACGTTGGAAGTATTCAAGGTGGAGATGAACAAGGATGTCAAGGACGATACGTTACGTACTGGTATCGTGGAATCGCTTCGTAGTATCTTCCAAAAGATGAACGATAACGATTTGGATTATGTTCAAGATAGTTTCCTTGATTTCGCTAAGAATCAAACCTTAAAGTCTGCCATCATTAAGTCGGTGGACCTTCTGCAGATTGGTCAATATGGTGAAATCAAAGTTCTTGTTGATAATGCTCTTCGGAGTGGTCAACCCAAGACTGTTGGTCACGATTGGAAAAAGGATTTCGAGAAACGATTATTGAAGGACGCCCGTGATACGATTCCGACTGGATGGGATGCTCTTGATTCCCTTATCGGTGGTGGATTGGCTGGTGGTGAACTTGGAGTCGTTATCGCTCCGTCTGGTGTCGGTAAGAGTTGGGCACTCGCAACAATTGGTGCGAATGCATTGAGGCAAGGTAAAAAGGTTGTTCATTATACCTTGGAATTGAATGAAAATTATGTGGGACTTCGGTACGATACGATTTATACTGGTATTGAGCCTGGAAAGATTCCAGAGAATCCTGAATTGATTAAGGATTTGGTGGAAACGATTAAGGGTGAAATTATCATTAAGTATTATCCCGCTCGTACTATTACATCTCATACGATTCAGGCTCACGTTCAACAGATGGCATCGTTGGGATTCAAGCCAGACCTCATCATCGTTGATTATGCAGATTTGATGAGTGCGAACGCCAGAACCGATGCACGATATCAAGAGTTGGGTGCAGTTTATGAAGAACTTCGTGGATTGGCTGGTGAATTGCAGGTTCCGATTTGGACGGCTTCACAGACTCAGAGAAGTGCGTTACAAGACGAAGTGATTCAGGCGGACAAGATTGCAGAATCGTATTCCAAGATTATGACAGCCGACTTGGTACTCTCAATCTCTCGGAAACTAGAGGACAAGGTTCATAAGACGGGTCGCGCTCATATCATCAAGAACCGATTTGGTGGAGATGGTCAAACGTTCCCGATGATTATTGACGCAAGTGTAGGTAAGATAGAGATTTACGACGAATCCTCCGCAAAGGGGATTATGTTGAAGAAGCAGATGGAAAATGGTGAAACGGTTACGAAACAAAACCTCGCAAAGAAACTATTAGAGATGGATTTGGATTAAAAAATATCGTTGGGTAATCACCGATTTTTTCACGTAACACAGTAGTATTTATTTAACCCCAAACCCCTAACGATTTTGGAGTAAGAAGTATGCAACTAGAGTCAAAGATATTGTCAGAAATTACAACGTTTATGAAATATGCGAAGTATCTTCCAAAGAAGCAACGCCGTGAAACGTGGAAGGAACTCGTAGATAGAAATAAAGCAATGCATTTAGAGAAGTTCCCAAAGTTAGAAAAAGAAATTGAAGCAGCATACGAATTTGTGTATGATAAGAAGATACTTCCATCCATGCGGTCACTCCAATTCGCAGGGAAGCCAATTCAAATCAATAATGCACGTTTGTACAATTGCTGTTTCCTTCCAATCAATCACACAGACGCATTTAGTGAAGTGATGTTCCTTCTTCTTTCTGGAACGGGTGTGGGTTATTCCGTACAGAAGAATCATATTGAACAACTTCCACCAATCAACAAGCCAGTCAAGTCACGCCGTTATCTCGTCGGTGACAGTATTGAAGGTTGGGCAGATGCGGTCAAGATGCTCGTAGAAGCATATATGAAGGGGAAGGCATTACCAGTTTATGATTTCTCAGATGTTCGTCCAAAGGGTGCATTATTACTCACCTCTGGTGGTAAGGCACCTGGTCCAGAACCACTCAAGGATGCACTTCACAACATCCAAAAGATTTTCGACCGTAAGCAAAATGGTCAACAACTTACCACACTCGAAGTGCACGATATTCTGTGCTTCATCGCTGATGCAGTTCTTTCTGGTGGCATTCGTCGTTCCGCAATGATTTCATTGTTTGATTTGGATGACGATGATATGTTGACCTGTAAGTTCGGCAACTGGTGGGAAACCAATCCACAGCGTGGTCGTTCCAATAACTCTGCAGTTATCGTTCGTCACAAGATTGAAAAGGAAGTATTCTTAGAACTTTGGAAGAAGATTGAAATGAGTGGTTCTGGTGAACCTGGATTCTTCTTCACAAATGATGCAAATTGGGGATTGAATCCTTGTGCAGAAATCTCACTCCGTCCATTCCAGTTCTGTAACCTCACCACGATTAATGCCGGTGACATCAAGGACCAAGATGATTTCAACGCACGTGCGAAGGCAGCAGCATTCATTGGAACATTACAAGCAAGCTATACTAATTTTCACTATTTGAGAGATATATGGAAGAGAACAACGGAAAAGGAAGCACTCATCGGAGTGTCGATGACGGGTATCGCTTCGGGCACCGTCCTGAATTTAGATATGAAAGAAGCAGCCAACGTGGTGAAGGAAGAGAATGCACGTGTGGCGGAAATGATTGGGACAAACAAGGCTGCGAGAACCACCACTGTCAAGCCCGAAGGAACCTCATCTCTAGTATTAGGAACTTCCTCTGGCATTCACGCTTGGCATAATGATTTCTACATTCGTCGTATCCGTGTAGGTAAGAACGAAGGTATCTATCAATATCTTGCAGACAATCATCCAGAAATCGTGGAAGATGAATTTTTCAAGCCGAAGCAACAAGCAGTTATCTCTGTTCCACAAAAGGCACCAAAGGGTGCAATCACCAGACAAGAATCTGCACTTGACCTTCTTGGACGTACCAGTAAGGTATGGAAGGAATGGGTAAAGGCTGGTCATCGTAAGGGTGAGAACAAGAATAACGTATCCGTCACCGTCACCATCAAGCCAGACGAATGGGTTGGTGTTGGAGAATGGATGTGGGACAATCGTGAGAACTTCACCGCATTAAGTGTTCTGCCGTATAGTGACCACAGTTATATGCAAGCTCCATTCGAAGATATCACCGAAGAACAATACAAGGAAATGGTCGGTCACTTACATAAGATTGATTTGACCAAGGTGGTTGAAGTCGAAGATAATACCGACCTCGCAGGTGAAGTTGCTTGTGGTGGTGGTGGATGTGAGGTGCAATAATGCAGGAACTCACGTTACAAGAATTTGAAGAAAAGTTGGCATCCAAGGAGCCGTTCGTGGTAGATTTCTGGGCTCCTTGGTGCCCAACCTGCATCGAAATGTTACCTATGGTGGAAGAAGTGGCAAATGAATCCACTGTTCCATTCTATAAGGTAAATGTAGATGAACAACCAGAACTGAAAGAGAAGAATCGTATTAAGGCGATTCCGATGTTAATGTTCTATAAGGATGGACGGACGCGGGAATTCCTTTACGGAAAAAACGATAAGACAAAAATTGAGCAAAAGTTGAATCGTATCAAGTGAGGTTATTATGATAATTGAGTTGACACCAGAAATATTCTTTGAGCAGATTAACAAAGAAGGTCCATTACACGTGGTTATGCATTATGGTGCAACGTGTGGTCCGTGTAAGGCCACTATGCCACATTATATACTTCTAGAAAAACACTTCGAAGAATATAATATTAAAAATGTAAAATTCTACACGTTTCATCAATGGCAAAAGGAATATAAACAATTTATTGAAGATAATAACTTAAAAACAAACGGCGTACCAACATTCCGATACTATTATATGGGAGAAAAGTTACATGAGGTTACCTCTGGGTATGGTGACCCTAATGTTATGAAGAAAGTGGTTATGGAAGTTATAGAAGGAATAGAACAAACAATGGGGAGCTTTGATTTATATGCGAGTTAAAAGATTAACGGACAGAGCACAATTGCCAACCAAAGCACATCTTGGGGATTTAGGATACGATTTATATGCAAACGAAAGTGCAGCAATATTTCCAAGTGAAACGAAAGTTGTTAAGACAGGAATCGCTATCCAATTTCCAGAAGGATATGGTGGATTTATCAAGGACCGTTCCTCTGTGGCTACAAAGAAAGGATTATTTACTGTGGCTGGTGTTATTGATAATGGGTATATTGGTGAAATTTGTATAGCCCTCCACAACGGAACGGATAGTTTAATTCACGTTGCGCCAGGTGAAAAGATTGCTCAACTTGTTCTGATTCCAACCGTAGATTTCAAGGTTGAAGAAGTGGACGAAGTAATATCTGCTGATTTCCGTGGAGAAGGGGGGTTTGGTTCGACGGGAACTTGATATTTATAGGAAACCCTTAACCGAGAATGTCGCATGAGAGTTTATGTCACGGCGTAAGAATGGTAAGAAGGTTTCCTCATTAAATACAATAGAAACAAAGGTTGCAACAATATTAGAATCATTGAATGTCCCGTTTGAACAACAAGTATCAATTGACCGCTACACGGTTGATTTCCTTATAGACAAGAAGTATATTGTGGAATGTTATGGTGACTTTTGGCACTGTAATCCCCACCAATATACTTCTTCGTATTTTAATAGGGGTAAAAAGAAAACCGCAGAAGAAATCTGGAAACGGGATATGAAACGGAAAGAACAATTTGAAAAAATGGGTTATAAATTCCTCTGCCTATGGGAAAGTGATATTAGGAATAACCCCAAGATTGTCAGGTCTAAAATCAAAAAGATAGGAGTTGACAAACTCAAAGAACAATAGTATATTTCGGTTATGACTTTACTACTCATCTTCAGTGCACAAGTATTATTCAATATTTTTAAAGTATTGGAAATACGATATACACTACAGCACAATGTAACCAGACTTTTATTCAATTCTGTTTGGATAAATCTGGTTGCATTGGCATCTACCTTCTTTTCTATTGACGGGTTGTTAAAAGGTAACTTTGTCATTATATTATTTTATATATCAGGTAGTGTGGTGGGTAAGTATATCGGCATGAAAATTGAGATTACTAAGTCAACGAAGAAGCGGAAAGGATTCAACATACTCGAATATTTCTGAGGTTATATGTATCAAGCAATTTATATTGAACGTGGTGAAGGATTTGGAAATGACACCGTGCATCTCTGGGACGATGAGCTGGGTTATAAAACCATTCCCTATAATAAATTTGACTATGCGTACAAGCCAGACCGGAGTGGTACGTATATCAGCATGACGGGTGTAAAACTCGCAAAGGTCAAGCGGTATAAGCGAGATGACCCGAATCTATTTGAGAGCGACCTTCCCCAAGAGACTCGCGTTCTCACCGACCTATATCTCAACGAAGATGAGCCTTCCAAGGGACACAAGTTGATGTTTTTCGACATCGAAGTGTCTATGGAAAATGGTGTGCCAAATATTGAGAATCCGAATAATGAAGTTACCTCTATTGCCGTGTATGATGCAATTACACAGCAATATACGGTATTGGTCTTGGATAAGACGGGTACACATCCAAGTTATGAGAAAGAAAATATCAATGTTGTGATGTATGGGTCTGAGTTGGATTTGTTGTATGGATTTATTGATTTGTATGAGCAAATTGGCCCGACAATTATCACTGGGTGGAATAGTGACCACTTCGATATCCCATATCTATATAATCGGTTGAAGCAGCAATGTGGACCAAATACAGCTGGTCGGTTAAGTCCGATTGGTAAAATTAAGTATTCAAAGTTCCGCGGTCGATATCAGATTGCTGGTGTATCTTCGCTCGACTATCTGACTCTTTATAAGAAGTTTACTTATACTCAGCAACCGAATTATCGCTTGGATACAATTGGTAGGTTGGAAGTGGGTATGGGAAAGGTTGATTACGAAGGTTCGTTGGATGAATTATTCCGCGATGACTTGAACAAGTTTATCGAATATAATCTTCAAGACGTGCGTATTATCGTGGAGATGGACAAGAAGCTCAAGCTGATTGAGCTCGTCCGCGGTATCTGTCATTTGGGTCACGTATCATATGAAGATTATTGGTTCAGTTCAAAGTTCTTGGAAGGAACCATCGTCACTTATCTTCATCGGAAAGGTATTATTGTGACGAACAAGCCCGCTGGTGGTCGTGAGATGATGGACAATAAGGTGGAGAACGATGAGGAGGGATTTGCTGGTGCGTTCGTGAAGGAACCTGTGCCGGGGTTGTATGAGTGGGTATATTCCCTCGACTTACAATCGCTGTATCCGTCCATCATTATGAGTCTCAACATCAGTCCAGAAACGAAGATTGGGTTCGTAACCAACTGGAATGTAGACAAGCACATGAATGAGCAGCTGGCTGAATATCTCATCCGTGGGACCAACGATGATGATGTGGTCAGATTGTCACGTGAAGCATTCTTGAAGTATATGAAGATGGAAAATCTGATGATTAGTTCCAACGGCGTGTTGTATAATGGAAACGGTGTTGGGATTATTCCAGAGGTGCTTGACCGCTGGTTTGCTCAACGTGTGGAGTTTAAGAACACGATGAAGAAGTATAAGAACGAGGGGAATACAGAACTAGCAGAATATTATGACAGACGCCAACACATCCAAAAGATTTTCTTGAATTCATTGTATGGTGTGCTGGGACTTCCCATCTTCCGATTCTTTGATATTGATAATGCTCTTGCCGTTACCGCATCGGGTCAAGATGTGATTAAGAAATCTGCGGCATTCGCTAATGAACTCTATCAAACCAAGTTGGGTACCCAAGAAGATTATTGTACCTACATTGATACCGATTCGTTGTATTTCTCAGCAACCCCATTGATGCCAGAGAATGGTGGAAAGGACTTCACCATCAAGCTCGCTCGTGCGATGGAAAAGAAGTTGAATGAATATTATGATGTGATGGCACAAGACTTGTTCTTCTGTAAGAATCATCGGTTACACATCAAGGGCGAGTCGGTCGCAGAAACCGCGGTCTGGATTGCTAAGAAGCGATATACGATGAATGTGGTCTATGATTTGGAATCCAACCTTGATGTCGCAAACAAAATGAAGGTGAAGGGATTGGATGTGGTCAGGTCGTCGTTCCCACCAGCATTCCGTGACTTTATGAATAAGATGATGAAGGATATCTTGAACAAAATTAGCAAGGATACAATTGACAAAAATGTTCTGGATTTCCGTGATTCAATGAATGGAATGAGCTATTTGGACGTTGCCAGAAATACTGCGGTCAAGAATATTTCTGAATATTCCACTAGCGGGAAACTCAATGACTTCCAGAAGGGAACCCCAGCTCACGTGAAGGCGGCATTGACGTATAACGCCTTGTTGAAGCATTTCAAGTTGGAAAACCGATATGAGAAGATTACGGATGGCGCTAAGGTCAAGTGGTTGTATCTGAAGCAGAATCCGTGGAATCTCGAAGCGGTGGCGGTCAAGGGATATAATGACCCGCCAGAAATCGTTGACCTAATAAATACTTATATTGATTATAATGCATTATTTGAGAACGAATTACAAAAGAAATTAGAAGATTTTTATTCGGCATTAAAATGGGGTAATATACCCACCGAAATTAATCAGAACGCTCAGGAATGGTTTAGTTTCTGATACATATATATTCACCCCTTGCGTCGCGTCACCCATAGGAGGGACGCGGTTAAAGAGACTCTTTTATGAGAAAAATGTTGGGAATTCTTTTAGCAACTGCGATGTTGTCTAATCCACTCTACGCGCAAATCACAAGTGGAATCCTTCGTGGGACAGTAAAAGATGTTACAGGTAGTACAATTGAAAATGCAAATGTTACTGTGGTATTTGTTCCAACCAACCAAAGAATTGTTACGAAAACTACAACTGAAGGACGATTCGTATTATCGAATCTAAAGCCAGGCGGTCCTTACTCCGTATCGGTGACCGCACTTGGGTTCCGTCCAAAGTCTACAGACAATCTAACAGTTCGTTTGGGTGAAGCAACTACAGCAGATTTAGAGATGGAAAAGATTGTGGTTACATTAGACCAAGTATCGGTAGTGGCTGACTTGGCTGCACAAGCACGTAAGGATGGTGTCACCGCACAATTGAATCACGAAAAGTTACAAGTGTTACCTACACTATCACGCAGTCTCCAAGATATGACCCGTATGACTCCACAAGGAAATGGAGTATCATTTGCTGGGTCAAACTATCGGTATAACAACCTCACGATTGACGGTGCGACATCGAATGACGCATTCGGTTTCAGTCAATCATCAGGTCAATCCACAGCATCCGTTCCAACAGGAACACCTGGGTCATTATCCAGAACCCAACCCATCTCACTTGATGCTATCGAACAAGTGTCTGTGGTTATCGCACCATATGATGTGAAGATTGGTAATTTCACAGGTGGTAGTGTAAACGCAGTGACTCGTTCGGGAACCAACAGAACTGAAGGGTCAATTTATAGTTTCGGTCGCAATCCACAAATGATTGGTAATGGTATCTCTGGACGTATCCCCACTACCTTCCGTGAGTTGCAAAATGGTGCACGTATTGGTGGTCCTATCATTAAGAATAAGTTATTCTATTTCGCAAACGTAGAAATCTCTCGTCGCACTGACCCTGTACTATTTGCTCCTGGTACTGGTGGTGCATTAGCGACTGAAGCAATCGCACAACAAGTCCGTGATAGTTTGGTATCATTCGCCGCACGTTCTGGTGTTCCAAACTTTGATGCAGGAACATTCGGTGCATATAATGTTAATGCAAATAGTGAAAAGTATTTCGGTCGTTTAGATTGGAATATTGGTAATTCCATTCTCACCGTTCGTAGTAACTATGTGAATGCCATCGCAGGAAACTTGGAACGTGGTCAAGCACTGAACAAGTTGGCATCACAAGACTTTGACCATTTGAGTCAAACCACGAATACGGTTGCAGAATTGAAGTCACAACTTGGAACAGGAGTATCCAATAGTTTGTTATTGGGATATTCTCTTGTTGAGGACCACAGAAATCCGTATGGTTCTGTATACGCTCCACAAATTGAAATCCAAGACATTCAATTCGGTCAAATCAACGCAGGAAGTGACCGTGAAGGTGTGGTGTATCGTACTCGCAGTCGTACCTTTGAATTCACAAACAATTTAACGTGGTCAAAGAATAATCACACGATTACTGTAGGAACTCACAACGAATTCTACAACATTCAATATACCTTCGTGAACGGATATGCAGGTCGTTGGCAATATGCAAATCTCGCATCATTCTTCGCAAATAGACCGAATCGTATCCGTGCCACATTTGATTTAACGGATAACAGTTTAGATTATGTGTTGAACAATCCTGGTGCGAACTTCAATATCGCAGTTCCAAGTGTGTATATCCAAGATGAAGTTGCTATCACCGATGCACTAAAGGTATCCGCAGGTGTTCGTGCAGATTGGAACATTATGGATACTCCAACACAAGCAGAGGCATTCACCAATCTGACCTTGACGAATGGAGCAAAACCATACAGCACCGTGACCAACGATTATGGTCGTAGTTTATTGATTGGTCCACGATTCGGATTCAGTTGGCAAAAGGATAGAGTCACCTATCGTGGTGGTATTGGATACTTCCAAGGTCGTATGCCATTCGCATGGTACGCATATCCATTCATTCATAACGGATTAGTGGTGGGGAATATTGATACTCGTCCAACCACAACTGTTCCGTTGATTGTGGACCCACTCCGTCAAAGTACATTAAGTAGTACAACGACATATGAAATGAATGTGATTGGCAACAATTATGTTCAACCACAAATGCGCAGAATGAACTTGGCAGCAGATATCAAACTTCCATATGACGCATTATTGGTAATGGATTGGACATACACCAAGACCTTAAACGATATCGTATTTACTAATATCGGATTACCCGCACCAGCAGGAAATCTCGCAGGCGGTGACCGTAGACCTGTTTACACCACCACTCGTTTGAATACAACCACATCCAATCCATACACTTCAGTATTCGCACTTAACAATACAAACTTAGGACACCGCTATAATATCACAGCAAACTTAAGTAAGAAGTGGAATTACTTTGATGCGATGGTCGCATACAGTTATGGAGAAGCAAAGGATTTGGCAAATGGTCAACGCAACTCATTCCAATCCCACGTAGAATACAATCAATTGGTGAAGGGTAATCAATATGACCTTACGTGGTCTAACTTTGATATCCGTCACCGATTTGTAGGAACGGGAACGTGGACCTGGAAGAAGAACACCACCATTTCCGCAGTTTATACGGGCGCATCGGGTTCACCATTCTCGTATGTTTATTCTGGTGATTTGAATGGTGACGGGTCAAGTCATAATGATTTGATTTACATTCCTCGTAATATTGATGAAATCAAGTTAGTTCCATCTGCTCGTCCTACGGGTCAAGTAGATACCAGAACCCCAGCACAAATCTGGGCAGACCTTGATGAATTCATTCGTAATGACCCATATCTTTCTGGGCATCGTGGAGAATATGCACGACGAAATGGAGCACGTACTCCGTGGAACCATCGTGTAGATGTTCGTATCACACAAGATGTCACAAAAGGTATTTTGAAGAATACGCAGGTCACATTTGATATTACCAACTTTGGTAATTTACTTAATGAGAATTGGGGTAAGTTTTATTTCGTCCCAAACCTCAATAATCAAAATGTGTACCCACTCCAATATCGTTCAGGTCGTGGTGTGAATAGCGTTCCAACCTTTAGTTTTGACCCAATGAAGAATACCTATCAGACGGACGATTTGATGTCTCGTTGGCAAATGCAAATGGGAATCAGAGTAAACTTCTAATTAATACTTTATAATAAAGACACTTGACAAAATAGGGGGCATATGATATATTTCATATGTCCCTTATTTTTGGAGGTAACTAATGGGTTGGCTTGGTGTGTGGTTGAGCAGAGGTAACGCCGGATGGGTGTCTGCTGCGATTGGGTTCGCTATCATCATATATCTGATTATCACAGAGGACTAAGATGCTATTCAAGATTGGTGTAGTTCTTATTGGTGGGTTCGCAATCTTCACCTTATTGAGTGCAATATATGCCCACATCAGTTATGCCCTTATGAAGATGGATGAGGAGCGTGACGTATGAATATCGGACTAAAGATTTTTGTCGTTAGTACTATCATTATGTTCATCCTCGACAGGGTTATCAAATGAAAATCGTAAAGTCAAGTGATTGGTTGATTTCCGAAAACAAGAATGGTGGTGAGAAGTTCTGGCGGTTGCATATCGTCAAGGACGGAAATGATTATTATACCCAGACTGAATGGTATCAGATTAGTAAGACGGGTCGTGAGACAAAGAAGCAGATGTCTGAACCCTACTTTGCTGAACCCACGAATGTCGGTCGGTCAAACGAACGGAATTCGCAAGAGCAGGCAGAGTTTGAGTTTGACGCCGTTATCAAGAAGCAGAAGGACAAGGGATTCCGTGCGAAGGGTGAACGGAAGAATGTCCGTCCCATGCCGATGCTCGCCCACAAGTTCGTTGACCATAAGAGTAAGGTGAGTTTCCCCGCATATATCCAACCGAAGCTCAACGGCATGCGGATGCTGTTTGACGGAGAGAACGGATGGAGCAGAGGGAACAAGGAAGTGATTCCCGAAGTCATTCAGCACTTGAAGTTTGACACCGAAGGGTATATCTTGGATGGTGAGTTGATGTTACCGAACAACGTTCTCTTGCAGGAGAGCATGAAGGCTATCAAGAAGTATCGTCCAGAGTTGTCCTCACAACTACTCTACCATGTGTATGACATCGTGGATGATAGTATGCCGTTCTCGCAACGACATGAGATTATTCAAGACTTGGTTGCTAACGCACCTGAAAATGTCAAGATTGTCAAGACTGTTCGTGCGAACGACGAGTCGCAAGTCGCTCATCTCCACCAGTTGTTCGTGCAGGATGGATACGAGGGAACGATGATTCGTGACCCGAAGATGCATTATGAGATTGGTAAGCGTTCGTATTCACTACTTAAACTAAAGGACTTCGTAGATGCAGAATATCGTATTGTTGCTGTTACTGATGGGGACGGTAGTGATGTTGGGCTCGCCATTTTTGAATTGGAGACTGATTCT